CCCAGAATTCGCCCCAGCTCTGGATACCGGGTTTGAGTTCGTAGCGAATCTGGTTGATTTTCTTGCGTACTTCTTCTAGCTGATCGATATTGCGGCTGTAGTTGGCATTGACAATGGCTTCTCTGAAGTCGCGGGCTGATCTAGTCGCACTATCAGATGCTTCGTTTACATCTTTATATGTTGTCTGTAACTCACGTAGCGCCTGCGCGGCGCGTGCACTTGACCGTTGATCCTCTTGTGCACGCTGGAAGCGACCGAAGGCGTCGATTACAGCAGCAATACCGATCTGAATGACGGCGATCCAGCCCAAGGAAGCCAGGATTGATGCGCCGGCGGCTTTTGCACCAGCACCGAGGCCGCGGAAGCCAGCAGCGAGGCCGTTCAGTTGTGCACCTGACGTGACAGCTTGCTTGCCTATGGTGAGCAGCTCAACTGATAGCGCCTTGAGGCCGGCTGCCAGAGCGGGGATAGCGGCGGCTGGGCCTACGAGCGCTGTGGCCAGACCGGCGAAGAGGACGATCAGTTTGCCGACGGCTAGGACAACTGCGGCGATGGCACCGACCAGGCCGGCGAGAGCTGTGCCGAGGCCGCCGATGGCGGGGATGACTGCGCCAACGATGAAGCGGCCGAAGAGTACGAGCTGTGTAGCGGCGTCGAGCCCGACGCGCTTGAGGAGACCGAGTACTGCGGCGACCTCGGAGAAGTACTGGACGGCGGGGGTGTTGAGGAAGCGCGAGTAGAGGTTGAAGAGGCCCGCCAGAGGCTGCGAAATAGCGCCGACGACGCTGGCGATGTTGGCCAGGGCGGAGGCGAGGGCCTCGAAGGTTCCGACCTTGATGCGGACAAAGGCCTCGGCGATGTTGCGGAAGGCATCGACCAGGATCAGCGCGGTGGGCTTCAACGCTTCGATGGCCTGCGTGAGGGCACCGACGGTGCGCTGAGCGACAAGCTCGATCTGGTTGAAGCCTTGCTGCGCGACGGAGGCAGCGGCAGAGGCGGCGCGGGAGGGGTCGCCGGCGCCGATTCCGGTGCGGCCGGCGGTGAGCCCGACGACGAGCTGCCCGGCGCGGCCGATGGCTTGGCCGGCGCCCTCGGCGATGGCGAAGATCTGGGTGCGGATCTTGAACAGGGTCTCGAAGACACTGGTCAGGCCGGCAAGCAGGGGGTCGAGAAGGCCGCGGCCGAAGTTCTGGCCTATGAGTTCACCGAGGTCAGCGATGTTGGAGATGACACCGGCGAAGCCCTGAGCGGCAATTTTCTGGCCGGCTACTGCGGCGGCGAGGCGGTCCTCGAGGAACTTGGTTACGCCGCCGGTTTGAGACTTGGCGCGAGCGATGTCTTCATTGGTGATACCGAGCGCTTTGGCTAGATACGAGTCCGTGGTGATGTCACCACGAAGGATGGAGCCGATCTCTTGCTGCGCCTGGTACAGCGGTATTCCGAAGGTGCCGAGAGCGGCAGCGAAGTTGATCGCGAGGTCTTCGGCTTCCTTCAAGCCACCGCCGATCTGTCCTACCTGTGCAGCAACGAGGCCAAAGACCTCGATGACGTCATTCGAGGTGACGCCCGCCAGGGCGATGGACCGTTCTCGGATGGAATCGATGCGCTCTGCGACAGCACCGGTCAGTGAGACGATCTTCTGGTACGGATCGGTGATCTCTTTGCCACCGGCAAAGACGCGGTTTGTAGACGCGAGTGTCGTTTGAGTCTTGAGGATCGTCTCGCGGAGCTTGATCTCGCGGCCGATGGTGTTGTTGAAGAAGCCATTCCATGCGGCTTGGACGACGCCGACGGCCTCTTTGAGGGCGAAGGTGGCGAATCCGACCTTGGCGAGTACATCGATAAGGCGGCCACCGACGGTGCCGGCGACAGTGAGTGAGCGCGAGAGAATGCTTCCTGCCTGCGCGCTTTCCTTAAGCGCTGTGCCGAACTGGAACTGCTGTTTTGCTGTGGCTGCAGTGGTCTTAGCTAGGCTCTCAAACTCGCGGACTTTATCCCCTACTCCAGGTATATTCTTACTGATGGAGTAGAAGGTACGTATATTGTTGCTGGCTGCCTTAATATCGTTCTGTATGTTTGAAAAGTCTTTGTTTAGACTTCTCAGGTCAATACTGAATTTACGCGACTTTGTAGCCGCAGTAGCGAGTTTATCTACCTGCTGTAGTTTTCGCTCAGCGGCCTGAGTTTCAGCTATTACGTTGAGCCGAAAGTCAGACACGGGCCGATATGCGCTACTCGTATGTTAGGTCGGGCCTGTGGCTGCGGTTGCGAGCGCGGCGTAGACGTGCAGCGGCAGGCACTGGGTGCGTACGAGCTCGGAGAGGATGAACTTGGTGGGTCCGTCGGGGCCGTCGGAGACTGCTGCTGTTGGTTTCCAGTCAGGGAAGGGGAAGAAATCGCGGGGCTGCACCTTGGGTGCGGGGCGCTTGGAACCGGAGAAACCGTGTGCGATCTGGATCAGCACGGTGGTAAGCCGGGCCGCGGTGACGCTTTGCGTGTTGGCATTACCGCGCTCGAGGTCGTCGATTTGACGCAGCAGCCAGCGGATTGTGCTAATCGGGGTGCGGAGGAACCGGGCGGGGGTGAAGTCTCCACCTACTGGAGATGAACGGACTCGGAAGTACACCGAGTCCCAGTCAGACAGCGGGGTGCGTAGCGTTTCCTCGGCCTGTTTCAGGATTTGCTCGGGGGAGGGCTGAATTCGGGCTCCTCCGCCGAATCGTTTCCCTCCGCTGTGGGCCAGCCATCACGCTCCCAGGTGAGGAGCTCGAAGATTTGCTCCATCAAGCGGGTGGGGATGGCTTCGGTGTCGGCCTCGGTCCAGTCTTCAAGCTTTTGCCAGTCCTTGGCGCGGGGCAGCTTGGCTTCGCCGCGGTACTGCATGAAGAGCGTGACGAAGGCGATTTGCTGCTCGACAGCTCCAATGGCGTCGCGCTGCAGCTCTTCAAGATCAGAAGCGTAGTCGTAGAGAAGCTCTTGGTTCTCTTCGGCGGAGTTGCCGAGAAGGTCAATAGCTTCTTTGGTTGTGATGCCTTTGTCTTTAGCAATGCGTTGCGCAAGCTTAATAGAGCGGAATGTCGACTTAGATTGCTTACGGCTTAGCGTTTCAATGCCCTTAGCTTCACCTGGTACAAGGTCGTGGTAAACGGGGAAGCGGAAAGGGCCGATCTCGTGGTACTCCTCGGGGGAGAACAGGAGCGACGCGTACTTAGACATCAGCGATGGGGAGATCGATGGACCAAGACCTGAAAGGCTCAACTTGGTTTACGAGCTCGTCAGGTAGTTCAACCATCACGCTAGCAGCCTCATACGCTAAGCGTATAGATTTGAACGGGATCAGGGGCTCCAGGTACAAGGCGCCGCAGTGAAGGGTGTCGCCTTGTACTTGGCAGTTCACTGCATACACCATGTGGGCTGCGTCCATTAAGAGGTCGTGTTGCATTGCTGTAGGTACAAAAAAGCCCCGCGGTGGCGGGGCTGAGTAGTTGGCTCGAGCTCAGTCTGACCCTTAGGCCGTACGGAAGAGGGTCTCGAAACCTTGGAGGGGGAACAGAACACCGGTAGCAGAGGGGTTACCGCTGTTGTCGAGGGCCTGTCTGATGGCACCGTCAGCCACGCGGAGGCGGTAGATGGTGTCAGCCGCCAGATTGGCAGAGGGGTTGATAGTGACGACGTTGCTGGCCAGGGATACGACAGCAGGGACAAGAGTGCCGCTGGAGGCGACTTCGAGGCGGAAGCCGCTGCCGTTGGTCTGGCCCAGGGAGAGCTGGGTCAGCGCAGTGCTGCCATCGCTGGTGTAGGTGACAGTGAGGTTGTCGCCTACTGCAATCTCGTCAGCGTTGTTAGCCGGCACAACCGCATACCGGCGGGTGCCGGAGGTAGCAGAGGTGAACAGCAGGCTCGACTGCACGCCACCGAAGGCCAGGGGGGTAGCACCAGCGTCGTAGCGGCCGAATACGGGGCGACCGCGGGACATCAGGTCGAAGGAGACCTCGGTGAGACCCTCTGCGGTGAGGTTCTCGTTGTAGTTCATCACGACGGCGTTGAAGCCTGTGAAGTCGTAGATGTAGTTGCCGCTAGTACCGTTGGCCTGACCGAGCTCTTTAAGAAACTCGATGTAGAGCTCGTAGTCCTTGTTGTACCGCGCTTTCTCGATAAGAGAAAAGCCCTCTTCGTAGTTGCCGCGGAACACGGGGCAGTTCTGGCCGGCCGGGATGCCTGTGTCCTTCAGGAAGTAGGCAGTCACAGAGGCCTGAACGCTGGAGCCGGTGATCACCGAGTCACCCCAACCGTCGTCACCCAGAAGGCGGAACTCCTGGTTGTTGTCGTTGATGGCGAAGGTGGTGTTGCTGACACCTTGGATCTCGACGTAGCGGGAACCGGCGTCGAGAGTGGGCAGGGTGACCATGCCGGCGGTGTCGCGGGTTGCGAAGTAGCGGCAGGGAGGGGTGAGGTCCACGGCACGGACTAGGGTCCGGTGAGCCTTGTGGAACGACAGCCCGATGGCGTAGTCGGCCATTGTGGTGACTCCTTAAGGGATCGGGGGGTTCAGAACGGCTCCGCGGATGCGGGCCGTGAGGGCCTCGAAGGTGACCTCGGTCCGGGCCATGTACGTGACTTGGTCC